CGGGGCGGTTTGTAAAGGGTCTTGTTGAGTAAGGTATGGCCCTATCATTAAGTGATAAGACCATACCAGACTCCGCCGACGGGGAAATCAGTCCGCTGCGGCCACAAAGGTCTCGGTCGAGACGTAGGCGAGAAAATCCTTCGCGCGGGTCTCAATGACGTACTTGATGTTCGCGTCCTGGTCTCGGTCGATGCGGCAGAGGCCAGGGTCGAGGAACCAAACGCGGTTGAACTCGAGGCCCTTGGACTTGTGGCCGGTCATGAGGTAGACTCGGCCCTCTCGGGTTAGCAGATGCTCGAGGTAGGCGATTGCGTCCCCAAGGGTTTTGGTCTTTTCAAGGATGACGAGAAGGCACTCGAACTTATCCTCGATGGCGCCGACTGCGCCGGGACGAGCCCGACGTTTCTCGTTGTCCCGCCAGGAGTTCAGGGCGTGGATGGCCTGAAGCTGGAGGAAGTTGGGCTTGCCGAGGGCGGTCAGGATCTTTTTGAGCGGCCCGGCGAGGTCGCGGCCGGAGAGTTCTGGAAGTTGCCCGGCCTCGATCATGCGGATCGCCATGCGGAAGAGTGGCGCGTTGTTCCGGCAGATGATCGCGTCTCCTTGCTCGATTTCCGCGGCGGCCCAGGATGCCGGGCGGCGGACTACGCCCTCTTTGGCCCACTCAGGAAAGCGCATGTCCATGGCGAGCCAGCGGGCGTTTTCTGTGATCTTGCGGGCGCAGCGGAAGCTGATAGTCAGGCGGAGTTCCTTCATCTGGAACATTTCGATGAGCTTGGGCATGGAGTGAACATCGGCGCCTCGGAAGCCGTAGATGGCCTGGAGCGGGTCGCCGACTGCGATGATCCTGCGGGTTTTAACGATCCGTTTGAGGATGTGATGGTTGATCGGGGAAAGGTCCTGGGCCTCGTCGATCAGGGTTAGCGGAGGGGCGGGCCAAGATACGGAGCAGATAGCTGGGCAGAAGATCATGTCGTCGAAGTCGATCTCGCCGGTGAGGGCACGTTTCCAGCTTTCGTTGCAGACCGCCTTAATCAGGGCGATTTGAAGCGCCGAGGGTTCCATCGGGAGGGACTCGAAGAACTCGTCATCGGTGAGCAGGGGTTTCCAGTGGCCGCTGTAGGCCTCGGGGAGCCAGCCGGCGGACTTGGCCTTTTTTATGCAGTCGAGGGTTTCGGCCATGCTGGAGTACGCGTCGGAGCGGTCATCGCCGGTCAGGCCGTCGATCTTGTCCTTGAGGATGAAGAAGACCTTTTTGTCGTTGACCTTGCAGGATTTGCGGATGAAGTATTGCCAGGCTTTGAAGCCGAGGCCGTGTAGGGTTTTGGCCTCGCAGTTCTTAGGCAGGCGGGCGGTCATCTCGTCTGCGATCTTCTTGTTGAAGGCGAGGCAGAGGATGGAGACGGCGGGCAGCGCCTCTGCGATCATGACGAGGGTGGAGGTTTTGGCCGCCCCGGCCCGCGCAATTACTGCGAGGTTTTCGGTGGTGGTCGAGGCGGCCTCGATGATCGCGGTTTGCTCAGGGGTAGGCGTAAAGTCTGGCATGGATTTTCCTTTCGGGTTAAGACTCAGGATGCCAGCCTGCGCGAGGCTGAACACCAGAGGCTTAAGGAAGGCTGGTTATGCTGTGACGGATTGCGGCCCGGACCGGATATTTACCATACCGGGGATTAGAAGTCAATGGTGATGTTGAGCCCGGACAGGTCAAGCACGTCAGACTCCGCTGGCGGCCGAACGGGCGGGGAATAGGGAGTTGGGATTGGCAGGCCGGATAGGTGGGGGGTTAGTTCTTCGAGGCCCCCAATCAGCCAGGCTCCGCTCCCGGCAATCTCGCGGAAAGCGTAGATCGTGGGAGTAAGGCGGCGGATTTGGGATAAGCCAGAAGGGTTGATGAAGGCGCGTTGAACGTCTGAGGGCAGGTCCGCCCAATCCCATTTCCAGGACCTGGGGTCAAGGGTTTGCATCAGGCCGCTCCTTTGGGTGGGCGGAGATCGAGGCACGGACTGTCGGCAGGCAGGCCAGCTTGTGGTCGTAGGACTCGCTCAGGGAGTTAGAGACGCTGGCCGTGGCCGCTTGGCATAAGGCCTCGGTTCGGTACAGGATTGGGGTGGCTGTTCCGGCCATAGGGCCGGACAGGATTGTGATGAGCATGATGGTCCAGTGGGTCATGGCTGGGGCTCCAATGTGCTAGATGGGTCTGGCAATGCGCGGCCTTGAGAATCCAGTCCGCGCAGAGCAGCTACGGGCTTGACTGAGTGCGTGATCTGCAGGGAGTATTCCTGCAGCCGCGTCTCTAGGCAAAGGGACTTTGCTGGTCCCTCGGCGTCAGCGTTTGCAATAAACCACCAGCGAATTGCCTCGGCCTGTGCCAGACTGAGCAGGTGATGCTCAGTGAGTTTCTTGTCGAAATAACCGGCAGGTATGCCAAAATGATCGCTGCGGTTTTCGTAATTGATTGGCCGCCACACCGAGTCCACGATCTGACCTGAGACCATCGACGGCTTGTGATAGGACGTTCTGACCTCTGGCCGATATCCGCGGCACGTTGTTTGTCCATTGCTCATGGTTTGATCTCCAATGCGTTTTGACACCGCTCAGTTACGGTGCGGTCATCGGCTTGAGAATATCCCAGCCGCAGGTAAGTCACGCGCCCTGTGCCGTGGCATGGGCAGGTGTATTCGGGCTCGTAGGACATGGCGGCGTATCGGGCCGCGTCCTCGTGGTGATAGGATTGCCAGGGGCCGAAGGGGATCATTTCCGGACCCCCTCGGCCCACGGGGCAATCTCGCATTGGCGAGAGATCATCGAAAGCAAAACGGCGGCCCTCCTCGGGCCGTAGCGTTTTGTCATGTAGGCCTCAAGGACAAGCTGCAACTGCCCGTCAGTGAGGTTGCCTAGCGCGGCCTTAGCGATGTTCTCGTTGCGTTGGGTGATGATCGGGGAGAGCGCGACGGACGGCGCGGCCTCAGGGGCGTAGTCGGTCATGTTAATACTCCCGGAGAATGTTGGTCAGGCCCGGAATTTCGATCAGGTCGCCCGTCTCGGGGTCGATGATCGAGCCGCTGAGTTGCTGATGCTCAAAGAGTATCGTGCAGCCGTGGCGGTCGGGAAGGCGGTCCGGGCCGACTTGGCGAATGACGAGAACGTCATAGGCGGTTTCGGCCCGGTGGCCTGGGATGTTCAGCACCGTTTCCGCGGCCATCTCGCGGATAAGGTTGCGGTACTTGTTGCAGCGCTGTTTGAAGTTGACGGCGGCGCCGGAGGATTTCAGGACGTACTGCAGGCCGGGCTTTTTGACGGCGAGTTCGAGGATGAACTTAACGTCGCCGTAGGCCGCGGGGGAGCTATCTTTTCTTGAGGCCATTTTTGGGCTCCTTGTAGAAGTCGGTTGAGAAGTAGAATAGGACGTGGCCGGAAGTGAGTTCCAAGACGCGGATCATCGGCTCCCCTGACGGGGAAATGATGATTGAGCCGCTCGGGAACGGTTCGGGCTTGAGCCCGGTGTTAAGGTAAAGCTCGTCGAGGAAAACGGAGGCCTCGGCGGCTGAGAGTTTGCGGGTGAAGTGGCGCGGGCTCATGTTAGCTAAGCTTTGTCACGAGAACCGCGAAGTGGTAGAGGTCCTGCGCGGCGTCCTCGCCAAGGGCTTCGGCGGTCGCGAGGGCGACACGGCGGTTTGTCTTGTAGCGGGGTTTGCCATCCGGCCCCATGACGCCGACTCGCCCGGTCAGGGGCAGTTCTTTGATAAGCTGGCCGATTAGTTCCGGCGGGCATTGGCCAGACTTGGCCAAGATTGCGATGGATTGGAGAAGCTCAGACCAGATTTCTGCAAGGTCGCTTGCTGGCAGGTTCTCGTGATCGCCGCTGGCGAGCATTGCGGAAAGGCCGCGGGCCGTGAGGTAGACGGTGTCGATACTTTGTTCAGACATTATTGGACTCCATGTGGCAGACTCATCGGTGATGCCATGCCAAGGCACCAGACGCCCGAAGGCGTTTCGTCAGGTTAAAAGGGAATGTCGTCGGACTCGACCGGAGCGAAGCCGGACGAGGCGGGCAGGATGTTTGTGCGGATCAGATCAGCCAGCGCCGTGATCGGGTTGATGAAGTCGGCGGAAAGGTTAAGGGCGGCCGCAAGCTCGCTGATCTTGGCGACGTGTTCGAGGAGAAGCTTGGTCTTGTGTTCCTTGATCGGAGGGGTTGCAGCAAGCAGCCGAGCCGCGAAGGCGTCTTTGTTTTTGGAAGTCTCGAGGTTATAGACGGGGACGTAGAGCGAGTCTACTTTCTGCAACACCCCCGCCTCATCAGTATAGGCCGGATAGACGTAGAAGTAATCCTCGGTCCAGACGTTGCCTTCCGCCGTGATCTCGGCCTGCATAGTGATCCGGGAGTCATCCCAGCCGCGCAAGGAAAGCGCGTTGAGGCAGTTCTTCATGAAGTTGAGTTTATCTTGCATGGTATTTCTCCTATTGGCGGACTCATCAGAGGAAGGATGCCAACCTCCCTGACGGGGAACGACCCCCGTTTCGTCAGTCTAGGCGGGCGATCTCTGCCGAGAGATCGGGCTGGACAATCGCGCACCAGCTGCCTTGAAAAAGCAGCACAAGTTCCTCGCCGAATAGGGCGAAAGCAACGGCTCGCGTCGGCGGATCGTCCGGGTAGCTGAGGTAGCTTTTCAGCGGGTCCGCCCAGTCGATGTGCGGGGTGAAGCCCCGGAACTCATGCCAGCCGCCGCCGTGCGCATAGGCCTCGTGGATTTGTTCGCGGGCTGGCCGGGGGTCGTTGCGGTCGAGGAACTGGGGGAGCAGGCCGGCGGCCTCGGGGTATTTCTCAGTGAAAGGGAACATTGGGTAGCCTCCTATTTCGTGCAACATCACACGGAGATCAGGCGGGATGGTCGGCCCCGCCTGACTGTCGGCGTGGTGTTTTATCGGCTTGCAAGCATTTTTGCGGCCTTCTGCGGGATGAAGATGTCTCGGTTGTGGGAGAAGATTTTCCGCAGGGCCGTGTCGATGTGATCGTCGTTCATGGTCTCGTAGATCGCGTGGCCGTCGAACCAAGCCTGCCGGGCCGGAAAGGGGATTGCGTAGAGCCGATCCCAGCGGTAACGCTTGGCGTTCTGGCCGATCGTGTGATATTCGCAGGCGGCCCTCGCGTCGATGTCAAGCAAGTCAAACTCGCGGAAAAGCAGAAGAAGGTCGTCGAAGGCTGAGTCAGGCATTTTCATAAACTATACTCCATTCATGCAACATCGCATGGAGATTGGCCGGAACAAGTCCCCGGCCAACTGTCGATGCGGTGTCAGACGAAATCTTCCTCGACCAGTTCCGTGACGGCGAAATCGATGTCGTATTCGTCGCTGAGGGAAACCGCCTTGCCGTCGTGGCTCCAGACATACGCGGTCGATTTCTGCGCTTTCTCGCCCTCGTAAATCGAAACCAGCCACGCGTAATTTCCACGGATGGCGAGGCACTCCCAGAGGCGGTTTTTCACCACATACTTTTTGCGGACTTTGAACATCTTACTCTCCCATTTGTTGCGCGATGAACAGATCATGCGCGTGACGTTGCGTGGCCTTGAGTGATAGGTCGGCCAAGTAAAGGCCGAGGAGGCCGAGAAGAAGGCCGCGGATCATCTCTCGGACTCCCAAGCAGAAGGAAGCGAGAGGCGGCGGAAAGCCTTGCGGGCGCCCTCAGCGATCGGGCCGCGCCATTTGGTGATATTCTCGCAAAGGTACAGACATTGCACCCGGCACTCATCCGCGTCGGTCATCGCAAGCCCGGCCTGGGCGTAGTCGATCGCGTAGTCCAGTGCGGGGTTTCCCCGGCAGACCACAACCTCGCGGCAGGCGGCGTGGAACTCAAAAAGGGGCTTGCTGGTCATACCACAATCCTCCCGCACGACCGCACCAGATACAGGCAAAGGGTTGCCGTTTCGGCTTCTTCATCCTCGGGCCGATCCAACGGCCCTTGAATCTCGTAAAACAGTTCCGGCAATTCCGAGTCCGGGAACAGGTCCAGCCCCTCATCCGCGCAACGTATCTGCATTGATTTACTCCATTCATAAATTCCGCGGGCATAATCCCCCCGCTCCCGTACAATCGCACATCCCGGCGGGGTTGTCAAGGGCGGCGATGAGCTTTCGGCGGGCGGCGGGTATCCGCCTTGGGTGGTAAGGGATGGCAATGGGGGGTGTCTGGGTAGCTGAAAAACGGCGTTTCGTTCATACGTTTTGGGGCGGTTTGTATGGTCGGGGCTGGGTCCGAACTGGCCGGGACTCAGTGAGCTGGCTAATGTATGGCTCAATTTTTAAAAAAAAAAAAATTTCTATATAAGATAAAAAAGGGGAGAGTAGGAGAACGGGAAATGTAAGGTCCAGGCTCAAGAAGGGAAACGGAAGCAAGGACTCGGGGGGAAGGTAGAACCTGGGCGAGCCCGGTATGGTCCTACCACTTAATGATAAGACCATACCGGGCCGCGAAACCAGCCATACATTCCCCCCGCCGAAGGCATGAACGAAACCGCCAAATCCAGCTACCCAGCCGTCCCCCATCAGCATACCTTACCCCCCAACACCGACACCGGACTCCGCCGACGAGGGACCGGATTCCACCGACGGCAGACCAGATTCCACTGGCGAAGAACCAGATTCCACTGGCGGAAATGCGGGAAAGGCTCGGAAATTTGGCAGAAAAGCTGGGCAAAAATGACGAAACAATCTTGCTCAATCCCGCAATAATCTTTCGCGGGAAAACTCGCATAGGCCAAAAGTTTATCCCAAAACCTCGTCTATATCAAAAGTTTATCCCGAAACCTCGCGCAACATTATTTCGCGCCGAAATTACATAATATTTCCACGTGAAAAACTCGTCTATATCAAAAGTTTATGCCGAGTTTTGCCCCGCGCAATTCCTGCGCGCAAGATTATTGCTCAACCGATTGCTTGAGCTTTCCCGCGCGCAATAATCTTTCGCGTGTTACAACGCGTGAAAAGGCTCGATCCGAATTGTTTCAATTCCCCGAGTTTTGTAACATTTCGTGATGAGCCCGGCACGCTTCATAGGAAGGGCAAGGAACGTGGTCAATTTTTTGGGCGGCACGGATACGGAAAACTCGCTAGGCGCGTTTTGCCCATTTCTTAAGCTTTTGCCTATTTTTTGGGCAGTTTTGAGTTTTCCCGCGCCAATCTGCCCGGCAATCGGTTTTCTTTACGTTTTGGCCGTGGTTTCGGCTTTTCTTGCGCATATCGCTTGCATCCCCCAAAAATCGCGGATATTCTGGCGAGGCCATGCGATAGCTTTACCCTTTTTTGGAGTCCATCATGACCCACTACACAATCGCTTATCCTTCCGACCGCGCCATTGCGGACACGCAAGCCCTTGAAGATGTTTTCGCGTATCTTTCCCCGGCACATGCCGAATATATCAACGCGACGTTCTATCGCTTTGACGGCCAAACAATCGGCTACCAGTCCGCAAAGCAATGGATTCAAGCCCTATCCTTCGCTTGCATGATGTCCGGAATCCGCGGCTATCCCGTCCGCGCCATGAAACGGAAATTCTTGGCGCAATTCGTCGCCAAGGGATTGTGACGTTTTCCGGCCCTATCAATGGGCCGGAATGCGATGCAATTCCGCATCCTACGAAAGGCATATCCAATGACCAAACTTTCTTTCAATCTTGCCACCGTTGACCTTGCCGCACAAAAAGCGGACTTCACGGTTGACCCATCCACTTTTTCGGCAATCGCCCTTGAAGCAATCTTCACCTACGGCGTCCGTCGTTGGTTCCAAGACCACATCAACGCACAAGCCCATACTTTCAAACTTGCCGCGCAAGAAGCGGAGTCCAAAGGCGAAACGTTCAATGACGGCAAGCCTTTTGACGTTTCCGCGTGCTTTGCCACTCGCCTTGACGCGGCAATGACTGGCGTCCTTTCCGCACCACGCACCAAGTCCGGCTTGCCCGGCTTGTCCGCCTTTGACGAGTCGCTTTACGTCGCGGCATATGACGCGCGCAAAAATCCCGTGTTCAAGCCGATTGCCACGGCCCTTGCCGCGTCAAAGGGACTCGATACAGCGGACCGGAAACACGCAATCCTTAACGCCGTTTCCGCCCTTCCGGAAAAGCTTTCCGCCGCCCTTCACGCCGCCGCTCAGTCCAAGATTGATCAAGCCGCAATCTTGGCACTCTTGACGGAATAACAGACTCGCCTAGCGCGTCCGCAGGAATAAAATCCTGCGGACGACCGCGGCGTATATTAGCTCTCCTTTACACACGGTCAGTTTTCGAGCCATACTTTATCTTCCTCCCCCTTTCCCTACCCCAAAAAACCAGGCCCCCCAAAATCTTTTCGGGGCCGAGGCCGGGACTGGAATTTTTTGCGGGCCGGAAAAAGGGAGCCATACTTTAGCCCGCCCGCAACATTCGCCTTGACTCGCCAGCCGACTTGTGGCAGAATGGACTCAAGCAGAAAACAGCTGGTGAGCCATATGTCCCTCAATCTAAACATTGAAAAGTTGGCCGGGCCTGGGCGGTTGCCGGCCAATCTCGAGATTGAGTACGTCCGCGACCTGCACGAGGCGGATTTTGCCCTGATGGCCGTTTCCCCGCTCGGATCAAGGCCCCCGGCCATAAAACGCCTCACCGACCGCCATCACTCCCTCGCCAGACTCCTTGCCGCCGGAACGCCTGAAGGCGAGGCGGCCCTCATCCTCAACTACGACATTTCCCGCGTTTCGATCCTCAAAAACTCCCCAGCCTTCCAAGAACTTCTCGCCCTGTACCGAGGCGAGGTCACGCGGGAGTTCGCCACGGTCCTTGATCACATGGCCGGGATTTCCCGTGACGCCCTCGTGATCTTGCGGGACCGCATGGAGGACAACGAGGACCGCTTCTCCAACAACGAGCTTATGAAGATCGCGGTCGACTTCACAGATCGGACCGTTGACAAAGATCTCGACACGGCTAAACTCCCAACCGTGATCGAGTTGGTTGCCCCGACGTTCGCCACCTCCCTGGCTGAGCCAAAGGCAATCGTGGGGGAGGCTGCTGCGTGACGGCGGCCCGTATCCAGCTTCCCCCCAAACTTATCCCCGTCTTTCAGGGGCCGGCCCGCTATCGAGGTGCGCACGGCGGCCGCGGCTCGGGCAAGACTCGTGGCTTCGCCCTGATGACCGCAGTTGACGGCTACCGGCTGGGCCGGGCTGGCATCTCCGGCATGATGCTTTGCGCCCGCGAGCACCTCAACTCCCTCGACGAAAGCTCGATGGAGGAGGTCAAGCAGGCAATCATCGCTGAGCCTTGGCTCGCCGCCTACTACGAGATCGGGGAAAAATACATCCGCTCCCGTGACGGCCGGATCAAGTACGGCTTCACCGGCCTCCGGCATAACCTCGACGGCGTTAAATCCAAGGCTCGGATTCTGCGGGCCTGGGTTGACGAGGCCGAGAATGTCAGCGAGGCCGCGTGGCGCAAACTCATCCCAACAGTCCGCGACCAAGACACGGCCAAAGGCTGGCAGTCCGAAATCTGGCTGACCTGGAACCCGGAACTCGAAAGTTCCGCAACAAACCAGCGGTTTCGCGTTAACCAGCCCGCCGACGCCCAGATCACGGAATTAAACTGGATCGACAACCCGTGGTTCCCCGGCGTGCTCAACGGCGAGCGGCTGCAAGACCACGACAAGCGGCCCGAGACCTACGATCACATCTGGGAGGGCCAGTACCTCACCATCACGGATGCGCAAGTATTCCACGGCCTGTTTGAGATCGATAGCTTCACCGCCGACTCCAGCTTCGACGGCCCGTACCACGGCCTCGACTTCGGTTTCAGCCAAGATCCGACGGCCGCGGTCCAGCTTTACATCAAGGACCGCGTCCTCTACATTCGGCGCGAGGCAGTTAAGAAGAGCCTCGAGCTCGACGCAACCGTTCAGTTCCTCGCGGACCGCATCCCGCAAATCTGTATGCACACTATCCGCGCGGACTCGGCGCGGCCCGAAACCATCTCCTACCTCAAGAATAACGGGATGCCCGGCTGTAAGGCCGCGAAGAAAGGCCCTGGCTCAGTCGAGGACGGCGTGGCCTACATCAAGTCATTTGACCGCGTAGTAATCCACCCGGACTGCCCCGAGACCGCCCGCGAGTTCCGCACCTACTCATACAAAGTTGACCGGCTGTCGGGCGACATCCTCCCCGTTCTTTCTGACTCCAACAACCACTGCATTGACGCCCTGCGTTACGCCCTCGAGCCCATGATCCGGCTTAAGGCCCGGCCGAGGATACGCGCGCTATGAAATTCTTCCCCAGCTTCAACCGGGCGGCTCCGGCCATCGAGCAGAAAAGCTCGCGGGCCTACGCCATGCACGTCACCTCAATGCCCGAGGCCACTTGGTCCAAGCGGGAGTTCACCGCGTTTGCCCGCGAGGCATACCGGATGAACGTCGTCGCGTATCAGGCCGTAAATAAGATCGCCACGGCCGTCGCCTCGATTGAGTGGGAAGCGTGGAAGGGCGATACTCAATTCGCAACCCACCCAATCCTTGACTTACTCAAGGCACCGAACCCGATGCAGTCCGGCACTGACTGGTGGAAAAGCCGTGTCATCTACCTCCTTCTCGCGGGCAACGGCTACGACGAGCGCGTGATGGTGGGCTCGACGGTCAAAGAACTCTGGCCGCTTCGCCCCGACCGAGTCTCTGTCATCTGCGGCGACACCGGCCTGCCCGCGGCCTACGATTACAAAATGGGAGGCCAGACCGTCCGCTTCCCCGCCAATCAGATCACGGGCGACTCCGACATCCTCCACACAGCGATGTTCAACCCACTCGACGCTTACCGCGGGCAATCTCCAGTCGAGGCCGCGGCCTTTGCCGTCGATCAGCATAACAGCGCAATGGGCTGGATACAGTCGCTTCTCCAGAACTCGGCCCGGCCATCTGGCGCCCTCATCGTCGGCAAAGACACAACCCTTTCTGACGATGAATTTTCCCGCCTCAAAACCGAGCTCGAGTCCCGCTATTCCGGCCCCGAGAACGCGGGCCGCCCAATGCTCCTCGAGGGCGGCCTTGACTGGAAGCAAATGGGGCTCTCCCCAGTTGACATGGAAATCCTCCGGATCAAGGACTCGGCGGCCCGTGACATCTCGCTCGCCTTCGGTGTTCCGCCGCTGCTGCTAAACATCCCCGGCGACAACACTTACGCAAACTACCGCGAGGCCCGCCTCGGCTTCTACGAGGACACCATCCTCCCCTTCATCTCCTTCATGGCCGCCGAACTTTCTGCCTGGCTC